ATATATATAGTATAGGGATTTCACGCATTTTTTTGCCCACCCTGAGTTTGGTGCTTGTTGATGATGTTTGATGATGTTTATCGATCGAATTTTCACATTAGTCACATCGGTAACAATACCCCACCCTCGATCAAGAATACCCTCTCTACAATACGTGTGACACCCCTTGTCGCAATCTACGCATATAATGATAAGAAGGATAGAAACAAGCCTACCCCTTCTTATAGACTTACCCAGAGGAGCACACTATGCGTGAGTCACAATTCCAAGCACAGCTCATCAAGAAGCTGAACAAGATGTTGCCGGGGATCATCATCCTGAAAAATGACCCCAACTACATTCAAGGCATACCCGATCTGATTCTTCTCTACAAGAATCGCTGGGCAGCCCTTGAGGTGAAGCGAGGCGCCATTGCCTCAGTCCGTCCGAATCAAGCACACTATGTTCGGACTATGCATGCGATGTCGTATGCCGCATTCATCTACCCTGAGAACGAGAGCGAGATACTCAGTGAAGTTCAACAATCACTCACAGCTTAATGGAGCCCACGCATTCCTGAGTGCCAGTAAGTATCACTGGCTAAACTACTCACCCGACAAACTTATCGAGTCCTTCCGGACTTCTCAGGCCGCAGCAAAAGGTACCCGCCTTCACGAGCTCGCCGCTGAGCACATTCGTCTGAAGATGCGCATGCCCCGAAACAAGGTGACGTTCAATAACTATGTTAACGATGCTATTGGGTTTCGGATGGTCCCGGAGCAAGTCCTGTTTTACTCGGTCAACTGCTTTGGCACTGCTGACGCTATCTCCTTTGACAAGGGCCTGCTTCGCATCCACGATCTGAAGACCGGCGTTCACCCGGCTAAGGTTGATCAACTCATGATCTACGCCGCGCTCTTCTGCCTCGAGTATGATGAGCGTCCTGGAGCTATTAACTATGAGCTCCGTATCTACCAGAATGATGACATTCAGGTAGCAAACCCTGAGGGCGAGGATATTGCCCGAATCATGGACACCATCATCCAGTTTGATAAGCTGATCGAGAAGATCAAGGAAGAGGAGGCCTAATGGATCTCGCCCACTATGGTGTTAAGCGCCGTTCCGGGCGCTATCCTTGGGGTTCTGGTCAGGACCCGCACCAGCACTCTGGTGACCTACTTTCCACCATCAAGGACCTAAAGGCGAAGGGTCTCTCCGAGACTGAGATCGCCAAGGGCCTTGGAATGACCACCACCCAGCTTCGAGCCCAGAAGTCCATTGCTAAGAACGAGAAGCGTAAGGCTGACGTTGCAATGGTGGCCCGGCTCAAGGAGAAGGGGATGTCTAACACGGCCATCGGTCGTCGCATGGGCATCAACGAGTCCTCCGTTCGAGCGCTTTTAGACCCCACCCTCAAAGAAAGGGCGGGGAGTACCGAAGCACTGGCCAAGGAGCTCAAGAAGCAGGTTGGTAAGGACGGTCTTCTTGACGTCGGGCTCGGCGTTGAGGTCAACATGGGTGTCACAAGCACCAAGATGAAGACCGCAACCGCCATGCTCGAGGCTGAGGGCTATCACGTCCACAAGGTAAAGGTCCAGCAGCAGACGACTGGTAAATTCACCGAAATGAAGGTCCTGGTGCCTCCGGGCATGGACTACAAGACGGTTCTGGCCAAGCGGGGCGAAATTAAGGCCCCCGGGGTCAATATTGAGGACCGGGGTCATACGGTATACGGTATCGAGAAGCCTACTGCAGTTTCCAGCAAGCGACTGAAGGTTCGCTATGGAAATGAGGGTGGTACCGATATGGACGGTGTCATTGAGGTTCGACGAGGAGTCAAAGACCTCTCCCTCGGTTCTTCCAACTACGCTCAGGTTCGAATTAGTGTTGACGGCACGCACTACCTCAAGGGTATGGCGATGTATTCCGATGACATTCCTAAGGGATATGATCTCCGGTTCAACACAAACAAGAACCCCACCGGAAACAAACTGGATGCCCTCAAGAAGCAGACAGGTGACCCTGCGAACCCATTCGGTTCAGTAATCCGCAAGCAGCTTCACTACACCGACTCGAATGGTCGGAAGAAGCTCTCTGCGATGAACATCGTAAACGACGAAGGTACTTGGGGTGATTGGTCTAAGACCTTGAGCTCCCAGTTCCTTTCAAAGCAGCCGGTCTCTCTTGCTAAGCAGCAGCTTCAGAAGGTACGAGACAAGCGCCGGGCAGAGTTCGAAGAGATTATGGCTCTTACAAATCCCTCGGTCAAGAAGAAGCTGCTTCAGTCGTTTGCTGACTCTGTTGACTCCGATGCCGTTGATCTTAAGGCGGCAGCTCTACCTCGGCAGGCTAGTCAGGTAATCCTTCCCGTTCCCAAGATGAAGACTACGGAGGTTTACGCCCCAAACTTCAAACATGGGGAGAAGGTTGTTCTTGTTCGCCACCCTCACGGTGGACGATTCGAGATTCCTGAGCTGACAGTCAACAACAAAAACCCCCATGCCAGAAAAGCAATAGGGACTAAGGTTAAGGATGCAATCGGAATCCACCCCAAGGTGGCTGAGCGTCTGTCTGGTGCAGACTTCGACGGAGACTCTGTTCTCTGTATTCCGAATAACAGCGGAAAGGTGAAGACCTCTCCTGCTCTGAAGGGCCTGAAGGATTTCGATCCCAAGGTTATGTATCCTGCCTACCCCGGAATGACACCCATGACTTCTAAGCAGAAGCAGATGAAGATGGGTGAGGTCTCAAACCTGATCACTGATATGACAATCGGTGGTGCAAACCAGGCTGAGATTGCCCGGGCCGTTAGGCACTCCATGGTTGTGATTGACGCTGAGAAGCACAAGCTCAACTACAAGCAGTCCGAGATTGACAATGGTATTGCCGCCCTTAAGAAGAAGTACCAGGGTAAGGCAAATGCTGGGGCTTCTACTCTTATCAGCCGTGCCTCATCTGAGAAACGGATCCCTGAGAGAAAAGCCCGGTCCGCTTCAAAGGGTGGACCCATTGACAAGAAGACTGGACACAAGGTCTATGAAGAGACTGGGGCTACTTATGTGGACAAGCATGGTAAGACTGTGCTTCGTACTGAGAAGTCCACTAAGTTGGCAGAGACCCATGATGCATACTCCCTCGTTTCTAAGAACGGGAGTGCTATCGAAACGGTCTATGCCAATCACTCTAACGAACTGAAGGCTATGGCTAACGAAGCCCGTAAGGCTACGCTTGCTATCCCCTCTGTTCGAAAGAACCCCCAGGCTGCAAAGACCTATGCCCCTGAAGTTAAGTCCCTCAAGGCCAAAGTAAACGAGGCCCTCCGGAATAAACCCAGGGAAAGACAGGCACAGGTCCTGGCTGATGCGGTAATCAGGGCGAAGAAGCAGGCTGATCCTACTCTTGCCAATGATAAAGAGCGTCTCCAGAAAGCCCGGCGCCAGGCTTTAGCCGAGGCCCGTTCAAGAACGGGGGCTGGTAAGAAGCCTTTCGCTATCACTCCTCGAGAGTGGCAGGCTATCCAGGAAGGTGCTGTCTCACAGGCTGCCTTGAACAAGGTTCTTGAACTTGCTGATGAATCAGTAGTTAGGGAACTGGCTACACCTAGGTCGCAGCCTAAGGTATCGTCTAGCATGGTGTCTAGGGCTAAGGCTATGAGTAGCAGAGGTAAGACTGCTGCTGAGATTGCTGAAGCTTTGGGAATCTCAACAACTTCTGTACACCGTGCTCTTGAGGAGGGCTGACCACACCATGGTACACACCCTCTCACAGGGCCTCTCTGAGGAGGTCTACTATGGCTAGGATGCTGTCCACAGTGGACAATCCTTACGATCCAAGAACTTCATGGGACGAATGGTTTGCTTTTGACACGGCCCACGGCTACGGTACCTGTGGCCTGGTGGCTAGGCTGTGCACTACAAGCGATTCGTTAAGTGAAGAACTTGAAATCGAAGAAATTGAAAATGCAATTGATCGAATTCTCAATCTTGATGGAACAAATTTCTATCAAACTTTCGAGATCGATGATTGAAAAATAAAATTTCTTCGACGACACCGGGGGAGGGGGGTTCGCAAATTCGACCCCCCACCCTCATCGCCGCCCCCT